GATGATGACGAAGAAATAGAAGACGAAGATGGTGATGATCTTGAAGATTCAGATGATGACGATGATGCAGAAGTAGAAGAAGATGGGGATTTCCTTGAAGATGATGATGATGAAGAAGTAGAAGAAGATGGGGATTTCCTTGAAGATGATGACGAAGATGACATCGAAGTAGGCGATGAACTTGAAGATGATGACGACTCAGACGTTGAAAATACCGATGAAGATGACCTAGAATTAGGTGATGATCTTGAAGATTCAGATGATAATGATGAAGAAGTAGAAGACGAAGATGGTGATGAACTTGAAGATGAAGATTGCGTTGATGATGCTGACTGTGAAGATCAAATCGGTGATGAGATTGATGAAGAAGAAGAGCAAGTTGATGAAGATGATGAGCAGGGCGACCTGTTTATTGAAGATGATGGCTCAATAAATATCGATCTTGTTGATGGTGCTGAGTTAGAAGACACTGATGAAACAGACGTAGAGTATTCTGCTTCTATCAAAGGTGAAAAGCGCTGGATTGTAAATGTTAATGGACTACCTGTAGCTCATTTAACTGAGACAGCATCCGGTACAAACAAAGACATCTTCCATACCGAGAAATTCGGTAAAGTAATTAGTCAAGTAGTTGCTTCCGAAGGTTTAAAAGGTCTGAAGAAACTTGGATTCCAGTCAATCATAATTGCAGCTCCTATTAAGAGTCTTATTAACACTGCAGTACAGACTGAGATTTCAAAGCATGAGACTGAGGTAAGTAAGCAACTCAAGTCTTTAGTTTCTGATTTCCAAACAACCTTAGGAATGGCTTCGGTTGGTATTAATCGTGGCTTCTTCTCTGATGCGGTTAACCCATTAAAAGTAAGAATGTGGGAAGAACTATCATCTTTAGGTATTCCACAACCACACAGACTTATTGACAGAGTATTTAAAGAAACCGCAGAAGATTTCTGTAAGATTCTGATTGAAAAAGCTTCAGAGCTTTATGCAAAGCCTGTTGAAGTTCGTGCAGAGCTTTCAAAAGCTATTATAGGAAGTAATTTCATTTCTGCTTCAGAAGAAGAAGATGAAGAAGAAGTTGAAACTGTAGATGATAATGGATTGGAAGAATCAATTGCAAATAGAATCGAAGCTTCTTCAATTCCATTTGGAACTCGTTCAATAGTTGAAGCTGCGTCCACAACCGTTAAGGAAGATGCATTTACATCCAAATTAAAGACTGCTTTCAGCAGCTTATAATCTAATTCAAGAAAGGAATTTAAAACAATGCTTAAACTTCAAAAAACCCGTATTATGAAATCCTTTCATCGTAACGTAGCTACTGGCTATGATATTAAGAATGAAGGGGTTGCACTCGTTTATGTAAATGAGAATGGTGAAGGTAAAGTTAAACCTTCATCTGGAGCACCTAATGAGAAGTTTGCTGGTGTTTCTTTATCTCAAGTACAAGTTCCTACCCAACTTACTGGTGTAGAAAACTTCCTAGTTGCTGGTACTACCACAATTAAATTAGCTCGTACTAATTTAGTAGCTGGTCAGATCACTGTTAAATCTGGTAATACTACTTTAGTACTTGCTGCCAATGCCGCTGCTGGTCAATTCGCTGTTAATACTTTAATTGGCGAAGTTACCATTGACTCTTCAAACGCTGGTACTGCTATTTCTCCAGTAGAAATTTCTGTTGTTTATAAGTATGTACCTTCTGTTCAAGAAGCAATCAATGCTCAAGGCTATGGCCCAGCAGGTGGCATCCATTCAGCTTCTTACTATTCAGTAGTTGGTGTTATTACTGAAGGCGACGTCTCTACTGATCAATTCGATGTAACCGATGATTGGTCTGCAACTACTGGTCCTGTTTATCTTGGTCCTAATGGTTTATTTACTCTTAAAGCTGGTGGTACTGAGCTAAAGGGTTGTAACATTATTGGAGCTCCCTCTGCTCCTAATGGCTCCTTCTTTGGTGCTTTTATCACCCTTAACTTTGGTCCTTACAGCGGCTAATCGCATAATAAACTAAACTACTACTTTAAAAATAAACAGGAAAAGGAGAATTAAACAAATGTCTAAGGCAAAACACAATCCTTATGCTGGTGTAAAGTTTACACTCGCTTCTGGCGCTGAAATTACTGATCTTCGTCTCGGTAAATCCGCTGAGCCTGCATTAGCAAGTAATGGCGAAATTAATGCACATAGCCAAAAGGAACTTCTCTCTAAGATTTCCGAACTGGTTACTGCTTCTTCTAAAGGTGAGATTGTTCGCCAAGCTCCTGAGAAAGATCGTCGTCTTCATCGTGAAGTTTTAGCTGCTGCTTTTACTGATAAGTCTGGTTCTAAGTGGAATCAGTTAGGTGTTGCACTAGCTGCCAAGATTGAAGAAGCTGCTTACCGTGAAGGTTTCATGCGTAACCTGATGATTGAAGAGCAACTTAATCAAGGTGAAATCCCACGTTGTCGTATGCGTGTAAATAACGTAGTTGCTATGATTGCAACTTCTGTTGCTGATGTTGTACCTCAGCTTGTTCGTGAGCGTATTTTTTATCCACCTGAGTTTTATATCAATGCAAACGTAGAAGTTGAAAACCGTGACATTGATCAAATCTCTTCTGACATTCTGGATGAAAAGTACACCGAAGGTTTACAGAACATCATGGTTCAAGAAGACCTGGTTTGGAAGCGTCTTGCAGATGGTACTGTTGGTTCCGCTAACAACATTACTTATATTGCTGGTCAGCTCACTCCTACAACTTTGAGCACCTTACGTAACAACGTAGCTCATTGGAAAATTCCTGCAACTACTTGTTTATTAGCTCAAGATTACTGGAATGACATCGTTGGAAACAGCGAATTCCAATCAATGCTTGATCCTGTCAGCAAGTATGACCTGGTTCTGAATGGTGAACTCGGTATTATCTTAGGCCTCCGTGTTGTTACAGATGGCTACCGTGCACCTGAGCTTCAGGTTCTTAATCCAGGTGAGATTTATGTTGTTGGTGCAGCAGCTAACCATGGTCAGTATACAACCCGTGGTGGTGTAGAGTCAACCCCAATTGATGGTGCATTACAAAGCCGTAACAGCAAAGGTTGGTTCCTTGCAGAGAACATCAGCTCCATTATCACCAATGCTCGTTCCGTAGCAAAAGGTATGAAAATTGGTATGTAACAAATAGTAGGAACAAAACAAGGATGTATAGAGAAAGGGGAGAGGACATTATTCTCTCCCCTTTTTTAATGGCAAAATTATATGTAATTTATAATAACAAATATATATAAGATGAGGTGAAGAAGCATGTATACTTTAGCTGGGGATCTTATTATTTTAGCTACTTCTGCTGCAAACTCCGGTGATTTAAAATCAGCGGCAAGATTATTTCTTCAGGCTTGTGTTACATCTGATTTACCTGTGTTAATAAATAAGATTTCTAGTAACAAAGATGTAACAGCTTCTGATACTATAAGTTCTTATAATTTTATCAATAAAAAGATAAATAAACGGTTCATCGTTGCCTTAACGGAAGAACTGGATAATACAACCCTTTTTAGTAAAAAAGAAATTATGGATGCAGTAAGAGCCATAAAATCTTCTGACACTTCTTCTAATAAAGATAAGTATTCTTTTGAAATAGTAGATAAAGAAGTTTGTCCTGAAGGATGTGATGAAACCTGTGATTGTAATGAGGATGAGACTCAAGATGAATTTGATTTAGATGGTGCTGTTATAGAAGACGATGATATAGAGATATTAGCTTCTTCATCTACTTCTCTAGAAGAAGATATTAAAACTGCCTTAATCTCTTTAAAACTAAGATCAGATGATTGGGATGTTAAGAAGTTTATACCAATATTAATGACCATATTTCCGGATCTAGTTATAAAAGGATCATCTAATAGAGAGATAAGAAATATAGTCAATAATATTATAAACAGGTTAAAGACATTAGATAAAAACAAATTAAATGAATTACACAATGCAGTAAAGCCGTTATTAACTCAGGAGTAAATATGTCAACCACTCCAGATTTTTCGGATATCTCCTTTGTTTTTGATACAGATGTTTCTAAATTTAGTGCAGGTTCTATAAATGCTATCTATGAAACTACACTATTAAGTTTAACCTTGCATGGATTAAGAGCTTCATTTAACAGGATATTACAGTGTCCTAGTCCTATAGATTTTTCTTTTACAGACAGACTTAAAGAATTACAAGAAAAAAGAGAGTCTAATAACTTAAAGTATCCATATGCCTACATAGTATTAAACGATTTAGATCTTTTAAAAGATCAGGCTAATACTACGGCAATGTCACATCGTGGATTAGCAGGAAGAAAAGCCTTCATAGGAGATTCAGTAGATGTAACATATGCATTTCCAATGAAGTTAAATATAACTTTGAATGTATTAGATTCAGATGTTGTAAGACTGTTAAGCTACGCACAATCCTTAATTTTGGCAGACGTAGCTAGAGCTTTTAATTTCAAAATAAATGCTTTTGATACACAAAGTATTTGTAAAGTTCAGAGATCTGGTAATATCTCTTTTCCAGAGAATCTTATATCTACTGATAACGAGCAAGACTACAACAGTGGTAAGGTATCTTTATCATTTGAAGTTCAAGGATGGATTGGATTTACTTGTTTAGTGCCTGGAGTTAAAACTATTAATTTAAGGTTCTATCAACAAGAAGTAAATTCAGATAAACGTACATTAGAACAAGCTTATATCTTAGAGTTGAAAGAGGAAGACGATGGCAAAGTCAATCTCTACAAATTTCTCCCTGCGGATAAACAATAAGAATCAACCTAAGGTAATTGCAGATTCTAAAATATCCAGCGGATTGACTGAAGAATATTTTTATACAACAACTTATAAAGTTGATTCTATAGGTATATACTTAGGTGAAATAAAAGACTTTTTAGCGATTCAACCAAAATCTCCTATACTTATTGATTTTCAACGAGTAGACATGATAGAGCCTACACAAATATACTGTTCTAAACTTTTCATTAATCATGGAGAAATGGGAAAAGTTTGGTTACGAGTAGTAGGTGAACCAGTTATTACAACTGTTTGGTTTAGTACAAATAATTTGAATCTTGCTGGAAAGTTCTACATAAAAGTTAAGACAAAAGACTTGAGAATAAGAGAAAAGCAGTTAGAATTAAAGAATCTAGATGGTATAGACTTCAGTCTTCCTGTTAAACAATCTGTAAGATTTAAAGGAATCCGAAAGAAGAAGATACCATCAGATGGAATACCTGTGATAACTCATTTTGGAGAAAATAAACTTTTAGTTGTAAATTCTAAGTAAAAGGAGAGCAATATGTCTCAATTGGTTGAAGTTATTAATGTAGGTACAATGCCTGCAAGTATTGAGTTTATAAACTCCAATGGAGATCATGACTCAGCAACTTTAGCAGCAAAGACTAGACATATTATTGATGAAGAGTGTATAACAACTTCAAAAGAGAATTTAACTAAGAGGTCTATTAAGGTTAGACCTATATCTTCATCTACACCAGTAGTAGAAACTTCAGTAGCAATTGAAGCTAAAACTAATAATCAACCTAGTGTAGTTAAGCCAACTTCAGGTACTAATAATTCAAAGTCAATGCAACCTGTAGGTATTGTAGATGGGAAAGATAAATAAACAATAAGATAGCAACAAAATAGATGACTCATATTACGTGAAAGGAGATAGTTCATGGCGACTATTGTAACTCATTCCTCTGCTGGTGTATATACTTCTGAAAAAGATAATTCTCAGGGTATAGTACAAACAGCACAAGTAAGTATTGGAGCTATTGTATTTTTTAGTGAAATAGGACCAGTAGATCAGATTATAGAAATAACTGGAGGTCAAGCAGAATTCCTAAGTAAATTTGGTTCACCTAAGTATGAAGTGTCTTTAGGTCATTATGCAGCATTACAAGCTCTGACTAAGATGCCTAAACTATTGTGTACCAGAGTACATAATAGAGCTAAATTCGGAGGTTTAGTTGTAACGTTAGATAACTCCGGTTTAGTATCAATGCGCCAATTTACTACTGCTAAAGATGTACATCCAGAAGATCCTAATATGTTCTTCATGGAGCTTGGTGATGCAGACTACAATGACGTTAATGACTTATTTTATATTTACGGAGCAGATCCAAACAAGTATAATGGAGATTACCGTATAGTAATTACGGATGTTAGAGATGAAGACGACAAGTCTTTACCTAATACATTTAAGATACAGGTATTTGTAAAGGGATCAAATAGTGTTATTCCTGTGGAGTCTTTTGTTGTAAGTAGAAGTCATCAAACTGATGGTTATGGACGTCAACAATTTTTATCAGATGTAATTAATGGTAGATCAAGATTTATTCGTGTTTATAATAATGATCTTAACACTACTAAAATTAGTACTTCTATAATGCCTACCATGACGTTAAACTACTTAGGTACAACTCCTAGTGCAGTTCCTAATGCATACTTATCAAATGGAGATTCAGGTTTAGATAATATTCCACTTAATGGACTATCGGCAATTATTATGGGAAGAGATGCACTTCCTAGTAATATGTCAAATCCTTATACACCATATAAAAACAGTGGTTGGCAGCTTTACTATGAACGTGAAGAGGTTAAATTCCAATTGCTGATAAATGGTGGTTATACTAATCCACAGATTCAATTAAAGATGTTAGATCTTTGTGAAACTCGTGGTGACTGTATGGCAATTCTTGATATACCATTTGATAAGCAAGGATCAAAGTATGATCGTACTACTGATCCTGTTGATTATCGTAATAATCCTTACGGTGGATTAGATGCAGATTCATCTTATGGTGCATTATATTCACCATGGTATTATGTTAATGACGAATTTAGTGGTAAGCAGATTTGGTTACCACCTTCTGGATTTATTGCAGCTATTTATGCTGAGACAGATATCAATTACGCAACATGGTTCTCACCTGCAGGTTTAAATAGAGGTATGCTTCATAATGTAATTGACGTTGGTGCTAAGTATAAACAAGAGGATAGAGATCTATTAGTAACAAATCAAATTTGTCCTACTAGAGTATTTAAAGACATTGGTATTGCGGTATGGGGAGATGTTACTCTTCAAAAGAAAGACTCTGCAACGTCTAACATAAACGTTAGACGTTTATTGAACCTCATAAAATTGGATGTAGAATTTAATTTACAATATTCAGTATTTGATCCAAATGACGAGATTTTAAGATCTGAGATTCGTCAAAGAGTAAATAACATTCTTGAACCTATTAGACTGGGACGTGGTTTATATACCTACTCTGTAGTATGTGATGGTACAAATAATTCCGTTGACGATTTAGCTAATGGTATACTGAATGTTGATGTGTATCTTGAGCCTGTAATTCCGGCTAAGAGAATAATGGTTCAGTTGATTATTAATCGTACTTCTGTAAAGATTGAAGTTCAATCCTAATACTTATATACAGATTCGGAGGTTTTCTATTATGGCAAGCACTATATCAAGAACTAGAATTGGAGACGTATTGGCTATAAATGACCCTCTTTATGGGGACAATTTTGAGTTATGGATACCTACATTACCTACTGGTGTTTCTGGTACTCCTGGTAACGCAAAAAATGCTTTACGTATCCAGTGTAAATCAGTTTCAATGCCTGGAGTTCAAAACGAAGCACAAGATCTTACCTTACATGGTTATAAAGTATCAGTAGTTGGAAGAACAGTATTTCAAAATACTTTATCCATAACCTATGTAGAGACTAGACAGCTTGAGATTTATCAAACTTTAAAACAATGGGTTAAAGCCTGTAGGGATTGGCAAACACAAATAAGCAAAGGTAAACAAGCCTATTCAACTGTTGGAAACTTGGCTCTATTTGATGAGCAAGGTCAAGTAATAACTGGAAGTGCTTGGACTATAGGTAACATGTGGTGTGAACAAGTTCAAGACATAAACCTTGATGGTTCATCTGCTTCAATTGTTGAAGTTTCCGCTTCGTTTAGATATGATTGGTTTGACCAAGTTGAAACACCTGCAAAATCATAAGTAATTCCTGAACAGGGGTATCTTATGGTACCCCTGTTTAATTAGGTGATGATATGTCTAAAAAACCTACTATATCTACAGTAATAGCACTAGCTAATACTGGGCCTTTAATGAGTCATAATTGGTCAATTGAAAGTGTAACGTTACAAGATTCAACTAATGCTAATAGTTTTAACAGCTTTTTCCCTTCCAGGTTCTTTCAAAATTATGTAGAGTCGATAGAACTTCCCTTCAGACAATTCAACGCTGATGATCGTCACCTCGCTACGACCAAACAATTCTACGCAGGGTTTAATACTGTAAATAATTTTACGGTAACATTTTTTGAAGATTCAAATGCATCTACAATTAAAGGATTCTCTAAATGGCAGGATTTAATAATGGATTCAGATCCAAGTAAACCTGAAACCTTTGGAAACTATTATCCTGCATCTAACTATAAAGCTAAAGTTATAGTTAATCTTTTAAGTGATACCATTCAAGGTAAAATTATTAGAACCGCAAGTTTACTTGGTGTATTTCCATTGATTATTAATCCTTTAAACATGACAAGTGTAGTAGACATAGTTACAGTTCAAGTAACATTTAGCGTAGATAAAGTAAATTGGTCAAACATCTAAAGAAAAACTAACTAGGAGACACTGATGAACAACAGCAATGGACAAATTATGCCACCGAAGAGGAAAGCTATTCTAAAACCTGTATCATCACAACTACAAGAACCTGTATCTAAAACTCAAGATCAAGCTCATTCTGAGAAACAAAGATTTCAGAATGATGGTCGTTATGTCTTATTACAAGAACTTCCTTCACAGTATCATCCACGATTTGGGTACGACTTTGAAGAACTATGGATCAGACAATTAACTACTAATGAAGCTCGCTTGATACATATGGCTAAAGTTAGTAATAACATTACTTATTTGATTAGTGCAGTTGGAGCATGTTTAAGTCAACCAATAAACAAGTTAATTGTGGAAGACTTTGAGTTCTGTCTTTATTGGTTACGTTTAAATAGTTACCCTGCAAGACCTTTTCATGTTACTTGGACTTGTGATAATGAACTTGAAGATCTAGATGAAAATGGTAACAAGAAGATTTGCGGTCATAAAGATCAATTATCACAAATAAAGAAATCCGATATAACTATTAACCATATACCAGATGATTTTAAAATGTTACCAGAGGTTGCATTTCCTACAATGCGATTCTTTGAAGAGCTGGATTCTCTTAGACGAAGGATCGAGTCATTTAAAAACTCCGATCTTACAGATGAGGATGAAGAAAAAGAATATACCTCTTTAATGGGAGATCTTTATTTAGCAGATATAGCTCAATGGATTAAAGCTGGAGATTCATTAGCTGAAAAATTGATGATTTTAAATGAGCAACCTAATCTTGTGCTTCAAGAAAAAATTGAGGGGTTTGTAGAGAAACTTCCTCAATTTGGGGTATCTGAATGGATATCTTTAAAATGTCAAGCTTGCGGAGGTATAATGAGAAGGAAACTGACATTGAATTATCTTTCCTTCTTTCCCTAGCCTGACTATACAACAGATACTAGATACTCAGTGGACTTTAGCTACAAAATGTAATATACCACCTAATGATAATATGCCTATAATGAACTTGTTATACTGGGCTTCTTTATACAAAGAAGATATCTCAAAATAAAGTAGGATGTTATGGCTAATTCATTATTCAGTAACGTAATGAAAGATATAAAATTAAATACTATAGACATAGTTAAAAATAAGTATCAAGATGTAAAAACTAATGTTAGGAATAATGTTGCAGATAGAGCAGGTTCATTAAGCCAAACTCTATCTAAGCATGCTCCAAACACGTATCCAAACTCCTCTTTATCTAGAACCTTAGAAAAGATTGCAGGTAGTAAAGTACAAGATATAAGAGAAGATGCTAAGAAGAGATTAGAAAGAACTCAGGACGCCGCAGCTCAGGAACAACAGACTGAAGCTTTAGATGGAATGGATAAATCTTTAACAGCGCAGTTAAAGCTGGTTAATAAAAATCTAGAAAAAATAGACAAGACTATAAGAGTAACTGGTTCTGATGGAGGTTTACTTGGCAAGTACTTAGAGTACAGAGGACTAAAAGGTACTTTAAAAGGTAAAGGTACTTGGTATAATCCAAAAACCTGGTTTAATAAAGGTGCTGGTTCTACTACAGAAGCTGCTGCCGAAGCAGCAGAAGCTACAGGAGCTACAGCAGCAGAGACTACAGAAGCTACAGCCGCAGCAGCAGATACTACAGCAGTCGCAGCTTCTACTGGAAGTCGTGTTTTGTCAGGAGCTACTAAGGTAATAGGTAGAGTTGCATTACCTCTAACAGGTTTAATTGCAGGATATTCAGAGTATAATTCAGCAGATAATAAAGATCAATCCACTGAGGTAAAAACTGCAAGAGCTGTAACTACTGGTGCTGGTACAATGGCAGGTGCACTAGGTGGTGCTAAACTAGGCGCAATGGGTGGTGCTGCTTTAGGCTCTGTAATACCAGGTTTAGGAACTACGGTTGGAGGTATTGTAGGAGCTATAGTAGGTGGTATTGGTGGTGCATTCGGTGGAGAGAAATTTTCAAAGTGGATCTCAAGAAAAGTATTTAAAAGTGATGAAACTAAACAAAAAGATGTAGATACTAAAAAAGAACTTACTGATAATTTTGATACTAGAAATGCCTTAATTATAAACAAGGCAGAAGATATAACAAATAAATCAACTGCCCTAACAGGTAATGAAGAAGGTGATGAAGAAGGTGAAGGGCCTACTTACTTAGAAAAACAAGACGCTAAAAATCTAAAAGATTTGACCACAATTACTAAGGAAGCGTATAGACCTAGAGGACTAATGGAACGTCTATTTTCTACTTTAAGTGCACCGTTTGAGTGGCTTAGAAGTAAGCTTGGTGGTGGTCCCTCAACTCCTACAGGAGGAGCACCTATAGGTGCTCCAAGTTCTAGTGATGCAGAAGTACCTATGGCTTCTTCACATGGTACACCATCTTCTTCTTCTTCATATGGTACACCATCTTCTTCTTCATATGATACACCTTCTTCTTCAGGAAGTACCACATCAAGCACTTCAGGTTCTATAGATACTTCCAACATTGTTGCAGAAGGTTTTGCAGGAGCAGCCCTTTCCGGAATACCTTATAATAACAAACGAGATGGAACAGGAATGGACTGTTCCGAAATAAGCCAAGCTGCTTATCGTGCTGCTGGAATATCAATTCCAGGTACTGCTGAAGCTCAAAGAAAAGATGTTCTAAAAAATGGTACTCCTGTTACTAGTATAAAAGATCTTCAGCCTGGAGATCTTATCTTCTATCATAGTGAAAAAGAAGAAGCTTTAAGAAAAGCTGGAATAGCAGGTGGTGGAGCTAGAAAGCCAGTAGGGCCTTTTGGTGCGACACATGTAGCTGTATACCTAGGTAAGGATCCAGTTACTGGCAAACCTAAGATGTTTGAGTCTGGAAATAGTAAAACTGGTGCTAAGTCAGGTGTGAAAGACTTTAGAGCCAAAGGTTTTATAATGGGTGGACGCCCAACTAAGTCAGGAGATTCTGGTAAAAGAGTAATGGCTGCCTTAGTAGGAAATCAAGGTGGTTCAATTCCTAAAGACGACATACAAGTCGCATCTTCTGACAAAGCAGAGCCAGAAACAACTCAAAGTACCAGTACACAAAAAGCTTCTTCAGAAGACTTTAAAACTGTTACATCACCAGAAGAAGACATTAAAAAAGAAGAACCTTATGATGTGGCCTCCGTTGCTTTACCTTCTGATATTGATTCTGAACCACAAGGTCTTGTAAAACAGTTATTAAAATCTGATAATTTTGTAGCTGCTTCTTCACCTGCGGTTAAGAAAGAAGAACCACTGTTAGATACAGTTAGTGCTGTAGAAGCAGCGTCTAATATACCGGCATCTTCTGGAACTAACTTGCCTATTTCTTCAACTGAAGGTTTAAAACCAGAAACAACTACGAATAACAGTGGTCTATTAGGATTCTTAAATAAGGTTTTAAGCACAGTTACTGGTGCGGCGACTTCTGGATACTCTGATTTAAAAGATTCTGGTGGAAAACTATATGATAAAATTTCTAATGGAATTAGTGATACTGTAGGAGCAGGACTAGATACTTTAAAAAATAAAGCACAGTCTGCTACTGATACGGTTATGGGTTCATGGGATAACTTAGCTTCTTCTGCCTTTCCAGTAATTGATGGAGCTACGGGAGCAGTAAATAGAGCTTTTAGTGGAGTGCCAGATGCCCAGACTGTAAAATCACCTGAGTCAATAGTATTACCACCAAGAGCAGAGCTGACATCAAATAAGCCTACTACAAATAAAGATAATAAAGTTAGTCAACAACCAAGCTATCCACCTACTGCTAATCTGCCTGCCGCAGAAGTTCCAAGTTTAAGAACTGATGGAATGTTTATGGTTGAGGATGGTGGACTAAATCTTATTATATTAGGAGTAGTTTAATATGTCTGAAATAGGTGGATATGAGTCTTTAAATAAAAATTATAGAGTATGGTTAAGTAAAGGTAGTTCAATAGTATCTACACCAATGGCTGAGAATTTTTCTACTTCTTTAGATATAACATGGAATCCAATACTTGCCGGTGGTATGCAAGAAGCAATGTCAGCTATGGTAGGTGGAAATGTTACTGAATGGGTTAATAAGACTGCCGCAGCAGGTGGTTTTAACTTTCAGAATAAACAGTTAAGTGCTCAATTATGGCAAGGATCTTCGTATATTTCATATAATATTCCTTTTGTGTTTAAGGTAGAGAAAGATCCTCAAAGAGAACTTGTTGAACCAATAAAAGAAATAATGAAGATGGCTCTACCTAGAGAATTTGGTCCTATCCTTAAAGCGCCTTATACACCTATGTTACCGGATAGCGAAACTAATTCTCCAGTAGAAGTTAGATTTGGAAATTTCATGGTTCTTAAAAATTGTGTAATAACTAATATAAGTCAGACATATGATGCAATTTTTGATTCTGATGGTAGACCTTTAAGTGCTAAGTTAGATGTTTCAGTAATATCTACTTATATTATCGTCTATGATGATATTCAAACTATGTTCAAACATTAACTAGAGGTTATTATATGTCGATATATGATAGACATTTATATCTAACTAGAGATAACTTAGGTAATGACCCTCTCACAGATAAATTGGTTGATAAAATAATGGTAATACCTTATTCTTCAATATATGAAATACCTTTTTATAATGAGAATAGGCCAGATAAAATTTCAGCTTTATTCTTTGGTTCACCTGAGTTATATTGGGTAATACTTGTTTATAATAAACTTATTGCAAATACTGAACTGACTGCAGGATCATTTATAAAGATACCTAATTTTACTATTTTAAATGATCTTTTAGTTAAACAGAGCCAAGGTAAACGTTTATCCAAACAAATTTATTTGAAATAACTAGAGGCCTTTATGTCAGTAATAGCACTAGATGGACAACTATTTTTAGACCTTAAGGTAGATGATCAAGATCTACCTGTAGCTGGAGTAGATTTTTTGGATCAAATAACTATGCTTCAAGACGTATCTTCTGGAATACCAACGTTGACATTAACCGTCAATGACTCAGAAGGTATATTTTCTGATTTACATCCTTTGTCTGATGCCAATAAATTTTCAATTACTATTGGTAAAGATAAAGATGAACTATCTAGCAATAGACCTTATGAGTTTAGGCTATTTAGTTGGAAGGCTATACAGTATAGCCGTGGTTTAAAATATGTAATACACGCTGTTTTAGACAACTATAAGTTTATAAAAAAGATAAAGACCAAAGCATATAAAGGAACAAGCTATAAAGTAATAAAAGAAATTGTAGAAGACTGTGGTTTAGACTTTGTAGGAGATAGTTCTGGAGACCCTTGTTCAGATGAACAAACGTGGATAAATGTTTGTGATCCTGTTGCTATTTTCATAAAGAAAATAACTCAACATAGTTATTCAGAAAATGGTGTAATGCTAGCTTGTGCTTCTTTTAATGGTGACTTTATTTATAAAAATATAAATAATGCCTTTTCTGAATCTACGCAACCTTATGCTAGTTTTGACTCAGACCTAGATTCTAAGAAAACTGATAATACTACTACTAGTCCAGCAACTACTTCTAATCCTTCTTCTATTGGAGGAACAGACTTTAGCAGTTCTCCTGATAAGTATACAATGAGAGAATATACAACTAGCAGTTCTTCTGGATTCTTAAACTCATGGGTAAACTATGGATATAAGATGATAGAAGATTTAATGTCTGGAAGTAATGAAGAGTATAGTGGTGTTTCAATACCTTCAGCGGATGGTGCTGCTTCTATAAATACTGAAATATCTGATCAGATAGAAATAGCCCGTAGAGATTATGCTCCTATAGACTGTGGAAATACCTATCCAAAATATTGGAAGGCTTACCATAGAAATCTTCGTATGTTAGGATTATTTAGTCAAAAATCAACTTTCTTGGTTGATACTGTTACTAATTTACAACCATTAGATCCTATTGATCTTAAATTCTATAATCTATCTACTGGAAAGCCTAATGGCTATAGTGGTAGATATATTGTTGGGGCACATAAAATTGTCATAAAAGGTACAAAGTATGCAGAGTTGTTTGAAGTGTATAAAATGACAGTACCTAAAACAAGCTCAAGTTCAACAGAAGCAGATAATTCTTCAAATATAACTAATGCACCTAGTGATAATAGTAGTAGTCAAAAATTACCTAAACTTGCAGATTCACCACCACCTCAAGGGTCTGCTTTTAGTGGAACTAAAACTAGCTCTGGCGGTATAGCTGTTAATGATATGGAACCTTTAGTATCTGGTGATAAACCTGTTAGTGATAATCAATTGATACAACCTAAAGAAGTTAATACTTTGCCTCTTGCTTCTGATGTACTTAAGTCCAATAAAACTTCTAGTACAACGAATACAAGTCAAGTATCACAAAGTAGTAGTATTATAGCTGTAAAGAATTTAGGAGAGTTACCTAATATATAGTAAATTAGCGAGGAAATAAAAATGGGTAATTTTGATTATGCTCAAAGAGTAACAATGTCTGATGGTGATTATCCTATTGATGATAAGAGTACGTTAAAAAGCGGTGATTGGAATAATACTACAATCCTACAGCCTTGGGATGCAATTGAGTCTAATGGTGTACTAAGACCACAAACTGGTTCAAAACGTCCATGTTATGCAACATACATGACCAGAAGAAAAGCTGTAAGTCAAATGAAAGTTACAATAGTTGGAACTTATAGAAAAATAAGTCTTAAACTACCTGGACTAGAATACTTATTTGACAATGCACCAAATGGTTGGTTAGACTTAACCATGTTATATGATGGGTATGATACTCCAGGATCTGGAAGAAACAGTAATGGATGTGCTTTAGGTATTGCTGCAAATGGAGGAAGCGGTCTTTTTATTGCTACCTTTGGTAGACAATCTAGCACTAATAGTAGTAACAATACTATTTTAGTAAGGATAAAACTCGAAGCTCTTGATGTTATAAAAGGAATAACCTTAGAAGGAATGGTTGAAAATCCAGATATAGTATGGTGACATAGTTGTCGGTAGTGGAGACTAAAAATGGCAATTTCAGATACTAAAAAATTAGATATAGTTTGGAAGAAACTTTTTGGTGTAGCTGAAACTGATATTTTAAATAAGGATGTTTTGAATGAAACAATTTATACTAACGTAATATCTTATGGTCATGAGATTTGGACAGACTCAGGTAAAATACCTTCTACACCGCCTATATCAAATACTAGAGAAATTGGCTTATATAAAGATGATACTATAGCTAAGATGGTTGTTGATGAAACAGTCCCTGGTAATAGAACTTGGTTAGCAGTAGATAATAGCAATGTACGATTACGAGACTGGATTCCTCCATCTTTAGGCTATAGTTATGCAGTAAGAATATATGTAGAAAATTTAGACTATGGGACACATAGAAAGATTATAAATCCTACACTACTAACAATGGAGTATGTATTTGATTATAACGCTGGTGTATTATATTTTCCAAATTGCGTTCCTTCAGATGTATTATCTAATAATGCAGTTTTATATATTGAAGGTTACAGATATATAGGGCCTAAAGGCGTTGGAGATGGCGGTGGTCCTATCGAACCTCCTAAACCTGTAGGAGATTTAGTATATGAACTTTCTGGATCTATCTTCGGTTCAGCTAAGCCTGATGAAGTAGTAATGCGTTTTGTTGTAGCAGCACCAATACGAATAGATAGAAATTTTCCTAAGTCACAGGCTTACTGTACTATTAAACCTAAAAGAGATACTGAACTGTTGATAACCAGAAATGACAGTATATTTGGCAAGATAGTTTTTAGAGCAAATGGAGATGGTTACGGAGAGTATAGAGGAATAGAGACTTTATTATTTCCAAAAGATATTTTATTAGTAAAAGCTCCATCTGATTATGATAATACGATGAGAGATGTAGAATGGACTATAGTAGCACAACCTGCAGGATAAACTTCGTCTATACATGAGGTATAAAGATGTTAATTTCTAGTTCATATAAAATAGGATTTACTAGTTTAACTGAAGTATTTGATTCAGTTTATACTGAGTTTATTTCTGCAGGATGGAACTCTGTTTTTAAAGGTACTGATAAATTTACTATTGAAACAACTACAACAGTTGATAGTTTATCTCCACTTGAGTCTTGGCGTGTTCACATGGACGCTGGATACATATTAAAATTCAAAAAGCTAATGTATGGATTTGATGAGCCTAAAGAAGAGGAAATAAAAGAATATGGAAGAATTGTTCTTGGTACTTCTCATCAACTGTTAGATGATGGTACTGTATTACCTACTCCTATTCCTAAAGATGGTAGATCTACCGATAAACCTTCCGATATAGAGATAGCCGAAGCTCTTATTAGACAGAAGTATGAAACATCTTTGGATGAATTTCTGACAAGCAAGTTAGCTACACCTAAACCACCAGATGAAATTTATATACCACAATATGATCTTATTGATGGTAAGGAGTGTATAAGGTTTGATACAGATGGTACTTCACTACCTTTACCTTATGGTGATATAAGTCCATTATTAAGTGAGGTAGATGCAGTTGGAGAAGGCAGAGTTTTAAGCTATCGTCTTTCTATATCTGATTCTGGATTTGTTTTAGTGATAAAATCAGAAGGGCACCCTCAAGGCCGTGGAGTAAAATGGCTTTGCGCCCAACGTTTGGTAGACTCAACTACCGGTATTCCATTTATAGGAAAATTTAATCCAGTAGTTTGTCTAACTAATCATATAGAAAGAAACTATATTAGAACCTTAGGTGATTCTAGTACTGTGTTATATCCTCGGTCTGGTGATAATGTGGTTTGGCAGTTTATAGTTAGAGAGAAGGATGTACTTATACCTACAGCCCATAGTTATTCTAATATTTGCACAGACTACTCTTCTGATCCATGGAACAACAAAAAACAAATATCTATTTCAGAACGAGGAAATTATCTAGTTACTATTCCTGATGGAATAACCACTAAAAGGTTTTTATATCAAGATCAGTGTATGGATCTTATCTCATTTGTTTCTGCTAATGTATTATCTGAAGGTAATACTGCAGTATTTAATTGTTTTAGACAAGGAGATCATTTAGTTAGACTTGAATATACTGGAGAAAGAGCCTCCATTAATTATAATGAAGGACAAAGATTACTAATTCAAACTAATTTTGATTATCTTAATATTCCTGAACCTATAGCAATTGTTTCTGGTAATCCTGATAGGATAACTAATAGTTCTAATCTTGATGTTTCTGTATCTGGATTATACTTAATAAATTATAAGTGGAGAATAGATTTTGGAGAATGGAGTGATGAATTAGACATAATAACACCAATTAAATTAAAGGATTTACCAGAAGGTCAAAGAGTATTAGAGGTAATAGGCCAGCGTGATGATAACAAGTGGCAGATTAGACCTACTACAGTTTTTTGGACTATAGATAAAAGTTATCCTACTGCAATAATAAATTCAGATGTTCCATTTGCTACAAGAAAAAAGGACATAACGATTAGTATTGGTGATAATTCTGTATCTGCTTTTAAATATAAATTAGACAATAATAATTGGAGCCAGGAGATTTTAAATTTTCCTACTACTAAAATTAAACTCACTAATTTAACTGAGAGTACTCATACTATAAAAGTTATTGGAAAAAATAGTATAGGAAATTATCAACCAGAAAATGTTGCTACTGAATTTTCTTGGGTAGTAGATACATTAACTAATGTTCCTATATTAACTAATGTACCAAAAAGTCTTACCTATTTAACAACCACAGATATAACTATCTCTGGAAGAAATGTAAATATTTATAAATACCGTATCAATAATGGAACATGGAGTGGAGAATATTCTTCATCTCAACCCTTACAACTCTCGTCTTTACCAGATGGTCTAAATAAATTAGAAGTTCTATCTTTTGATATAATAAATCAGGTATGGCCAGCAGAATCTGAGGCAGTAACTTATTCATGGACTATAAACTCAGTAGAACCAGAAGCAATTTTAACAAATCTTCCAAAGCTTTTAACAAATGTTACTTCTACTAATATTAATGTGACAGGACAAAATTTAGTTTTATATAAATATAAAATTGATGAAGAACCTTGGAGTATAGAATATCCACTTACACGTAGTATAGACCTATCTAATTTATCTTCAACTTCTCATACTTTACTAGTGGTGGTTAAAAACACTGCAGATAATTGGCAGGAAACAACACATCCTACAGAATTTACTTGGACAATAGATACAGAAAAACCTGTTGCAGTTATTTCAACTACAATACAAGATTACACCAATTCTACTATTGCTATTTTTAATATTTCTGGAGAGAAAGTTGTTAGTTACACCTATAAACTAGATACAGGAGCGTGGACAAATCCAGCACCAATTTCGTCTCCAATTAGTCTTTTAGGACTTGCATCTGAAACACATACATTGCAAGTTTGTGGAATAGATGCCTTAGGCAATATACAAGATACGTTAAATCCAACCACATTTTTATGGACAATTGACACCACTGCACCAGTTGCAACAATTTCAGGTCTTCCTACTACAGAGTACGCTTTAACTCATTCAGTAACAGATTATGATGTGGTTGTAGGAGGTACAGATGTAGTAAAATATAGATATTCATTAGATAGAAATGCATGGAGTGGAATAAAGTCTGTCTCAGAAAAGATTCTTTTAAGAAATTTAACACAAGGCGGACATTCACTACGAGTTGTCGGATCAGATTCTGTAGGAAACTGGCAAACTTCTGCTTCAATTTATAACTGGAATGTTTCTACAGAACCTAGAATATTTATAGACAATGTACCAAACGGTCCTGTTACTTCTCCTTATAATATTAACATCTCAGTAAAATTAGAAATGTGTTATTACTATAGTTATAGATATTACTTATCTAATGTAGAACCTGTTTGGAGTAATTGGATTACGCAAACAAAAGATCAAAATATAGTTATTTCTGTAAATCAACCTACTACAGCTAATATACAATATTGTGGATCTACGTCTTCTGGAGAACAACTTACTGTTTATGGATTAGTTACAATAACAATAACATAAAATTTATAATTTATATAAACAATGTAAAGCGAGGTTCTTATGGGATTTTCAATAAGTAGAAATGGTATAACAGATATTTATACACTTTTTACAAATTTAGCTCAAGATCTTGTAGATGGAGGATTTGATCTTATATGGACTGAAGAAGAGCCTGAGAAAGTATTTATTCAGACAAAGTATTTAAAAGTAAAAATAGATGGAGAATTAGTAGATCCTTCTCATTATATTGTTTCAACTTCTTCACCAAGAGATATAACCGCAATTTGCTCTATTCAATTTGTTGAAGGTTTTTATCCATCGAAGGATTCTAAAACGATAACGGCAGACTTTTATTATCTTCGTGCATTTAAACAAGCTACGGATATTCCTGTACTAGGTACACCAAGCTCTTTTAATAACATTTTTAAAACAACTGGTTTATCTGATACAAATATCTTAGATGAAGACTCATTTAATCTTTATATAGACGATAATTCAGTAACAAAGGACTCTTACACTCTTAAACCAATACCTGGAGATGGAAATTACAGTATAACTGTGAATAATTATGATTTATTGCCCTCAACAGGTTTCTCAATCAAAGCTAGCTACACTACTTCTTATTTAGAAACTAGCCCTACTTATTTGCTTTCTTCTTATAGTGGTTATGATACTGTAACCAGCATTTCTTTAGCTGAAGATAAAAATAGTTTTACTATATCACTTAGAGGTAATATGGGATTTAGCATGACTGAGGTTCCAAGTAATGTACTTCAAATATATATAACTAATATTGTTAAGAATGCTTCTAATATTGTATATGAATTAGAAACCACCTTAGGTGGTCACCCAAAACGTTTTTACTGTGATACATATGGACCTAATTCACGGTACATTAATATCCCAGAGTCGGCTGTAACTAAGATGTCTGAGAGTAAAGATCTTGCTGAGGCTGAATTTCTTGTAGATATGACTTCTTTTTCAGCACAAGATAAACAAGATACAATATTTACTATTAATAACTTAAATACCTCTATAACCTATACAGAGCTTGTTCCAACCGCAGTATATGATGAAGGAGTTACTTTAGAACAAGCTATACCGAAAGTTGTAACCTATTCAATGAACACTTCTGTTAAGAGTAATCTACGGGTATATAGATTTATAACTAACACTACTCTTAGTGGTAAGAACACAGGATACAATGATATTTTTTATACACCTAAAGATTTAGTATCAGTTGACTTATCTACTTTTGAGCTTAAGGTTAAGGATACCCCAACTAGTACTGCTGTTATTTATTCATTAGGTCTAGACTATTTAGTAGATCCGATTCCTTCAGGGCAAGCAAAAATAACTATTGTAGATAAAACTAAAATTCCAATAGATACTGCAATAGTAACCGCTAGTTTTAAATATCAACTGCCTGGTAAAGAAGAAGTAGTAAATTGTGTTTTAAAAGGTGATATAGATGGAGAAAATAATATTTTTGATATTGGCCCAAGATTAGTTGGAAAGAGATTTACTTTAGAAGCAAGCTCAAAAGTTGATCCTTTAGTTACTTTTCAGCCTTGGAGAATACACTTAGATTCTAGCTATTATATAAATTTTTTAATCAACACTTTGAGGCCTATAGGATCTAGAAATGACTTAGAGTCAGATCCTCCAGAACAAATAACAGAGTATGGCAGACTAGTAGTAGGAACCAAGTATCAGTTATTAGACGATGGAACTGTTTATGACATATTTGTACCTGAAAATGCTCCATTTCAAGATTATTTTATTTGTATATATGATACTTCTTATGAAGACTTTAAGTCGATTGTTTACACTCAACAGACGGGTGCTCCGTCTGTTGAGGACCGTGGTGGGTTGTACTATAATCAGATGGAATATAGTTCAGCATTTCCAAATGGTAGACTAAGATTTGATATAGATGGTATAGAGAGAAAAATGACAGTAGGTAATATAAGTCCTTTAATAAGTGAAGTTGATTTAAACCCAAGTAGACCTGTTTCTTATGTTGTATCTATATCTGATCATGGATTTGCTTTCCATTTAAAAACTGAAGCTTATCCAGAGGGTAGACAAGGTAGTTTTGTCTGCGTTCAAAGACCAGTAAATGCTAAAACTGGAAAAGTTTCAACCGATGGATTAACACCTGTAATTGGCTTATTTAGTCAGATAGATAGAATATATCAATCAACAGCAGGTGGAAGTCCATATACCAAATTTCCAAGTTCTGGTTTAAAAACGGTGTGGCAAATAGTTGTTAGAGAAAAAGATGTATGGACACCTTCTGTACCTAAAAATATAACCTACAATCAAAATAATAATGACTTAAATCAGAGTTATAGCTCAACTTTTTGGAATGCTAAGAAACAGATTTCTATAGCAGAAGACAATAGTTATATAATTACCGTGCCTGATGGAATTGTAACAGATAGGCATTTGTACCATAATGAAAGACTTGATATGATTGCTTTTATTTCTGCTAATGTTATTGCGGAATCAATGGTTGCAAAAGTTAATATGCATGGAGAGCTAGACTCAAATGGACAAAAATTAATGCGAGAGTATACTGCTCAAAGATCAACAGTTGGATATCACGAAGGTAGTCGTGTAATGATTTTGACAAAAGGTGGCGGAGTATAAATTAAGATATAGGAGATAATCATGGGGTTTACTGTTGAAAGATCAGGCTTTATTAGAAGACCAGATATATATAACCAAATCATAAAGGACTTAGTTGAAAATGGTTTTATTCCAGTCTATTATAATTTAGGTGCGTTATCTGATCCTATTGCAGATATTACTGCTACTAAAGCTACTTTAATTGCTGGTCCTTCTGTTGATATTATGAATGATCCAAGTAATGTTTATCCATGTGGATTACAACCTTGGAGGATACAAATAGATGGCACTCTTCCTGGAGGTCAGGTTATTGTAGCTACAGAATATCAACTTCCGGATGATGGTAGCTGCTATACATTTACTGGAACTAAAATACCTGCTACTAATACTACAATAACTACTGATATAAGTGGTTGTATAGGAAGAGCAAATGAAGATGAAGACGGACTAATAACTGAATCTACTATTCATAATGCAAATCCTTACAATTACATACTAAGTATAACTAATAGAGGTATAGCAATTGAGATTTTTCAACAAATTGCAGTTAATGGTGCCAGGCGTTATAGTTGGTTCTGTATACAAAGACTTGTTAATCCAATTACTGGAAAAATTCAGACTACTGGTAAATGTCCTGTTGCAGTATTATATTGTTGTGAGGCTTCAGGTAAACATGCAAGAAGATTTTATGCTAGGGAGGTAGACGTATATGGTCCTACCCAATCACAAGCAGCTTATGTATATAGCGATTATGTAAATCAAGTAATAAACGTAGAAAAACAAACGGTATTAGCAGAAACAAATCAGTACTATATTATATTCCCTGCTGGATTTAATACCAATAGACATCTATATAATGAAGAGATGGACATGGTAGCATATACTAGTGCAGGTGTTTTATCACAGAACAATGATGCTATAGTAAATGTGTATGGTAGGGCTACAGTAGCTTTTTCAAATGGTTCTACCAAACCTCTCTCAGAAGATTTAATAAAAGATCCTATTACCGGAGCAACTGGTGTTGTTTATGAAGTAGTTTTAACTTCAGGCACCTGGTTAACTTCAACCACTGATCCTATAACAGGAACAGTTACAACTACAGGTGGAGATGCGAAAGGTTTTATAAATGTTTATAGCTGTAGTGGAACTTTTGTTACTTCTAATCCAATAGATAACGTAACTAAGAATTTAACCAAGATTGCAGTCTCAGATTTAGATAGCCAATTAGAATACCGATCTTATCGTGGTGGATGTGCTAATATACCAGATGCAGAAGGTATGAGGATGCTATATCTAGTAAGTGGTGGCGGAATTTAAAATTCTATTATTGGAGAGAAAATGATTTTAGATCCAATAGTATATTTACCTTTAGACTCAGACTTAAAAGATTACTCAGGAGGTGGATTTGATGCCACCTCCTATGAGTTCTCTGAAATAAAATACTCCAATATTTCATTTAGAAATTCATCTGTAGTATTAGATAGAGACTATTTATATAATCCTTCCGCCCTACCTATAGTAAACGACTTTACTATAGTCCTCGCTATTAATCCAAACAAAGATCTAGTTGGATTAATACCTTTAGTTTTCCTTGGCTCTAACTTAACCGGAATAGGCCTTAGTTTAGTATGTGGTAGACCTTATGGAGAATATCCATATGGTAAAGATCCATATGGAGGATTCTATAGTTTATCTTTACTAATAGGTACTGGTTTATCTTTAGAACAAATATTTATTGGTTATGATATTAAATTTTCTCGTTGGACACCTATCTTTTTAAGAAGAAAGTCTAATGTTTTAACCTTACATATTGGAATGTATAAAGTATATACTGATAATAACTTTTTATATTCTCTTAATTTAGACTCTGGATATAATATAGGGACTATACCTCCAGATAGGTCTTACTATTATACTGGCGGATTAGATGAGTTTTATATTTATAATAAAGCCTTAACTGACGAGCAGTATAAATTATTCTTTCCTATAGTTTACAGAAAATACAATCAAAAAATTACTATTTCACAAGATAGATTTATAAAGTATAAGATAGGTTCAGATCCTATTGATACAACAGAAAAAACTTATGAAAATAGTATATGCCATTGCTCCTTAGCTACTAATTCCTATGATTTTATCTCAACTTTAAAACATGTTGCAACCAATTCTGAAATAAAAATACTTGGTAATATAAACCACTCCACTCCCATAGACTTTTCGTACTCTGCTTCAACTTCTGTTGATAAAGCCACTTTATGCTTTAATACAACTAATTTTAAATCTTGGGTTTATCATAAAGACATTAATACAATAGTACCTTCTTACGTTTCAAGTATTTTAGATAGAGCTATTAATACAATAATTCCTTTATACTTAATGAATATACCACATGCTTATTTAGCATCTCTTTCAAAAATATTTTCTATAAGTTCTTTAATGGAATACTCTATATTAACTTGTTTACCTGGAGCATTAAGTAATGAATTTAAGTATAGTCTAACTTTAAGTTCCTTAGATACAGAGACTAAAAATTTATCTAAGTATATTTTCTTTAACTTAGGATTAGATACAACTGGTACTATAGCAATTTCAAAAGAGGCAACTTTCTCGAGTGTTAAAGTACATCCAAAAGAATTATCTAAAATTAGAACATTCATAGAAAGAATAGTTAGTAATAATCTTATTAATACTGAATCCTTATGCATAGATTTACCTATGTATAATGTACATGAACTTTATTCTAATCCTTCTTATATAAACTTTTCTATAAGAAATGGTAAATCTTTTAGTGTTAATCATGTTTCATTTGTTTATAACAATAGAAAAAATGTTAGCCCTCTTTATATAAATATAGTATACCTTAATTATAAAAAACAAAAAGAAACTAAGTGGTTTACACCAGTTCAAAAACATAGAAAAGTGATAGGTTCTGAAAAAACTATAGCTGTTGATATTAGTTATGACAACATAAAACCAACTAATGATTTGAAGTTTATAAATATAGTAAAAGATAACTATAGCAGTATCTCAAAGGAGTTTGAAAGATATAGAAAATTAGTTAAGATAAAGTTAGACTCAACGTATGACAGGAAAGCACCTTCTAAAGGAAAAACCTGTAACTTATATGCAGTTAAAAAAATGAAACAGTCTTCAATATCTTCAGAAAAACAAGTTGCTAAAAGAGCTACAACTAAAGCCTCTATATCTTCTAAGGTAGATCTAGATTTTATTAAGAGAATTAGTGTAAATGCTAGTGTAAAATCTAGCTTCTCTAAATACTTATTAGATAATAAAAAATCCTCTATGATATTTGGCAAGACTCGTAGGATACTAATAACTTGCCGTCCTTATCAAGAGCAAGAGAATTAATGTAAATGCTAGTGTAAAATCTAGCTTCTCTAAATACTTGATGAATACTATGACGGAGATGTGATAGGAAAACTATTATGGCTATTTATGATCTTACACCTAATATTGGATTAAAAAATATAAAAATTGGTGAACGTCCTTGGGGTAATGAAGAACGAGAGAATAAAATAATCTTAGATAGTGTTATATCTAACATATCTAACAGCGGGAAATTAAAGATAAGTTTAAAACCACAAAATGCAATTAAACTAGTAGTTTCTAGTGCTGTTATAGAAACATTAGCTCATAATGAACCAGTTGTATCATTTGAACCTATAACTGAAATTGGGTGGTTAATTACAGCCGCTGAAACCTATGAATATTCACCAAGAGCAATACCATTTGTATCAAAAAGTTTAGTTACAACTAATATAGGAAAAACTTTTTTATATGGTGACACTGATAGTAATTTTATCAATGAAATAATGCCTAATGATGAAATAAAAGTAGGAGAACTTACCTGTATTGTTAAAAATGTTACTGCAAGTGTATTAGAGGTAGATAAAACTTTCTCTGAACAGCTTAATGGTGTTCAGATGATAGTAAATCCTTCTGGATCAGATAGAGTAAAACTTGAAGTTAAATGGGTAGCACCTAGTGCATGTACTAATGTGGCTTGGGGTTTTAACCTAAATACTTTACTTGATGGTGAAGAGTATGACATTCAAGATATTCTGGTAAAAAAGATTCATTCATTTGTGGACTTTACTTCTACTGAAGCAAATAAAGTAACTACTTCAACTTACATTTTTTCACCAGAAGTATTTGAAATAAATCCAGGTAAGCCAAGTATATTTAAATTATCTTATACTACAAGTTCACCAGAAACAACAATTAAAGTATTAAGTGTAGACTTTACACTAGCTAGAGAAAAGAACGTACCTTGCTTTTTAAATAATATTTATAATATAAATGTCGAAGAATTAGATACAGTAACTACTGAGTATACTTATGATTCCGATGGAAATATTATAGAGAGCTCAGAAATTTTAGTAGGAGGTTTAACTAGAATTACTAATTTTGTTTATGATGCAGAGTTTAATATAATACAGCAAAGAATTGACTTCGATAACTCAATTACAACAGAAGACTATACTTATGATACACTCGGTAATATAATTAGAATAGATAAAAGTATAGTACCTTCATATAAACCTAATACAGTAATTTTTCCATAATTTATGTAGGAGCAAGTTATGTCGCTTTCCTTACCTGTTGTTCTTACTTTTGTTAAGAACAAGTTAAAAGCTTATTATACTAAAATCCAAATAGATTCTCTTCTTAAACGTACAAAACAGAGTTGTATAGTAGACTTTACTTTACCTGCACATTCTTTTACTGTAGGTAACTGGGTTATTCAAACATCTAGTGGATTAGAAAAAGGTATAGCTACAGCTCCAGAGACTTCTGATGTTATAGGAGTAATAGTAGCTACAACTTTAGATACTATTTCAGTGTGCACTTCAGGATATATACAAGAATTAACAGGATTGATTCCAGGCTCAGTGTATTTTTTATCGGACGTTACTCCAGGAGAAATGATTATTAATGGTCCAACAGATTTAGATCATGTTAGTAAACCTGTATTTTTAGCAGTGTCTACAACTTCAGGTGTAATTTTAAATCAGAGGGGTATAGTTTTAACTAACACTGATCTTGATTTAGGAATAAAAATTGCTAAAGACGGAACAGAATTTACTGATACTGTAAAAGTTTTAAATTTTGAAAAAATGTTATGTACTGAGACTGATCCTGGAAAATTTACACTATCAGTAGATGATTCTCCATTAGATAAAAAAGAAGATAAAATAAACAAAAACGTAGCAAATGGTTATTTAGGACTAGATACTGATGCTAAGGTTCCACCAGATTATTTAAGTAAACTTTTAAATGATTTAGACACAACAGGATCTACTAATAGAGCGTGGAGTTCATCATATACCTTAAGTAGAATAAATAGTCCAAGTTTAAAGAACTATAAAGAAGTTTTAGTAAATTTAGGAAATATATCTGGAAACGTAACGTTAGATCTTACTCAAGGTAATGTTTTTGTAGCTACACTTACAGGAAACGTGGTATTAAATCTTTCTGGAGCAACTTCTGGCTATGCACATAGTTGTACCTTTATACTGACAAATGACTCAGTGGCAAATAGGACATTAAATTTCTCTTCAACAGTAAAATATCAGAAAGGTATTGTACCATCTAGGACACTTACTGCTAATGCTACAGATATATGGACATTTTATACTTGGTCTGCAGGAGCTACATGGTTGGCATCTATATCTATTCTGGATTTAAAGTGAGATCCTTATGTTCTTTGATAGATTTTTTTGGAGTTCAAATAGTGCTCCTAGTTATACAATATTAAAAGCAACAAACATAGCTACAACAAGTTGCACTTTATCTTGGAGTGCTGCTACAGATATAAACAATGATCCTGTTACTTATTTTTTATATAGAGATGATATACTGATAGCCTCAAATTTACAAGTGTTGACTTATTCTGTTACTGGAATGACTCCAGGATCATCTGTTACCTTTTCTATTGAAACTTATGATGGAAAAGTATATGGACCAAGAACTTCTATTGTAGTAACTTTCGTAAAAACATGGGCTCAAGTATATGAAAAATGGTATAGATTCTCTCATGATACTACAACGAATCAACCTGCCAATGCTTCAGAATTGACTACATGGACATATGATGCCACTGGTGATTATATTCAGAATAACACTAATAGCGTTACCTACATTGGATTTATAAGTACTGAATACTACGAAAACTACTATTTTCAGATACAATTAACTGCAAACTCTGATGATGATGACTGTATCTCTGTAGTTTTAGCTTTTGCAGTAGATGAAAAAGGTTTTGAGCATACACTATCAGCTGTACGATTAAGAAACAATAATCAATTCTATCCAAAATTACAATGGGCAATTGTTTATGACTATAATAGATCAACTCAAGCATTACTAGCTAATGGTGATAGTAAGATTGCTATTTCTGTTGGTAGTTGGAATACAGTACCTAATGGAACTACTGTAAGAGTGGAGAGAACTGGTGATATTTTTGTTGCTAAATGCTCACCATTTAATAGTACCGTTGTATCTGATGCTTCAGCTTTAACTATTGACTTAAATTCAGATGCAAGATTAGCTGTTTTTAAAGGCCCTCAAAGATATGGAATAGGTTGTTTAAGTCAGCAATATTCTCGTTATTCAAATCTAATTTTTAATTATAGCTAACTGGAGACATTATGTCTAAACCAAGTACAATAATTTTATCTTCTTACTTTGCAAATTCAGGAGTAGATTCGAATTTAGTTTGGAAGAATCCTATTAGTAATAGAGGTCTATCAGACATAGATGCTTTAACTTTGACTTTTTTAAATCCAGTAGATGGAACTACTTCTTCTATTATAGAAACTGGAAAAATATATAGATATAGTTCTGTGTCTTCTACTTGGATAGACATTTCTAGCTCACATGGATTTTCTGGACATGAAATAATTGATGCCAAGACAAATTGTACTTTAAAACTAAACAGAGGACTAGATGCAGATAAACCTGTAACACTAGAGGAAGGTGAGCCATATTTCTCTTTAGATACAAATGCTTTATACATAGGAAATTCTGCTAAAAATTTAATTGAGATAAAAGATATTTATTTACAGAGTACAGAACCTATAAATAAGAATAAGTTATGGCTAGATCCAATACTTGGAACTTTTTATTTTTATGATTTTTCTGATTCTACTTGGAAAGATATTATACATTCAAAATTAGGTTCTTCTGATATAACTGCACTACTTTCACAAAAAGCAGATAAAGCAACTACCTTATCTGGTTATGCTATTACAGATGCTTATACTAAGTCAGAAGTTAATTCAAGCCTGGACTTAAAATTTGATAAAACTGGTGGTAAAATATCAGGAGCAGTTGAATTAGGATCATATCTTTTTAGAACTACTCAAGATGGTACTTCATATTTTATGCAGCAAGATGGCACAGGTAACTTACACTGGTATTGGAATACTATTGGTGGTACTTCTCCAGTTTTTGAAAGATCCAATACTGGTGCCTCTGATATAATGCAAGATATAACATCTAATGGATTAGCATACTTTAAGTATAGATACTCTGATGGTTCAACTAAGTCGGCTGGTGATTCAATAAAATGGACTGATATACTTTACGCTGATTCAAATAATGTCTTTAAGTTTTTAGATAAGGATGTTTGGCACAAAGGCAATTTAGAATCTGCTTATACTAAGGCAGAGACTGATACACTACTATTAGAAAAAGAAAATAAATTACCTACTCCTACAAGTATAAGTCTTATACAAAAAAGTCCTGAAGGTGTTTACTCATTTGCTAAATATCCAAAAGAGTCTTTTGGTATAGCCTTGAGTGATGAAGTTACACCTTTAGTAGCAGGATCGAATAAACTTATTTTTAGGATGCCGTATGCTTTTAATCTATTAGAAATAAGAGCATCAGTAAGTTATGAGTCCACTTCTGGAAATATAACCCTAGATATAAAACATAATGGAGTAAGCGTAACAAATTCTTATGTAGTAATAGACGCAGGGTCTAAGACTAGTTTAAATTCTAGTAGTAGCTTTGTTATAACAACTACCAGTCTATTAGATGACTCTGAGATAACTATAGACTTAGTTTCAGCAGGTACGAATAGTACAGGACTCAAATTATGGTTAATAGGTAGACAGCTATGAGTTTTATTTTAAATCCTTATACTTTTCAAACCGTGGCTCCTGAACCTTATTTAGTTTTAGATGTAACCAATATTACAGATGTTAGTTGTACTTTAAATTTTAACTTATACAATTTTTCTTCTCCTGTAACTTATACAATTTTAAGAGGCTCTGAAATATTAGCTCAAAATTATTCAGGAACATCGTTTAATGTAACGGAAAGCACTGCAGGATTAACTGTAAATTATACTATAGTGGCGTATAGTGGCTCCTTAGAAAAAGCTACAACAAATAAAACTGTATCGTATGTTAAGACATGGGCTCAAGTATTTAATGACTGGAGAAGATTCTCTCATAATACTACTACTGAAAATCAACCTGCTAGTGCTACAGAAATATCTAGTTGGACCTATTCTTCTTCTACTAATAGTTTAAGTTGTCCAATTAATAGTTTAACTTATCTAGGATTAGTAAGCAATGAATTATATACTTCTTATATACATAAAGCCCGGCTTACTTCTACAGCTTCCGATGATGACTTAATAGGTGTTATTATATCTTTTGCTGTAGACGGAAACGGAAGAGAGCATACATTATCTGCAGTCAGGACAAGAGGAGGTTTACAACCACGATGGGGTATTTATAAAAACTATAGAAGATCAGATCAGATACTTCTTATTGATGGCAACTCTAAAATAACTTCTCAGACTGGAGGATGGAATGCAGTATCTACAGGTACTACGGTTAAAATAACGAAGACAGACAATCTTATTGATGCACGTTGTTCTGTCTTTAATAGTACTTCTGTGCTATCTAGCTCCTCATTATTGCTAGACTTGTCTGCGGATCCAAACTTGTCTATTTTTAGGCAACCATGTGCATATGGATATTCTGTATTTTCACAACCTAATACTACATACTCTAATATAGTTTTCTCTTATTCAGAATAATAATATTATATTAATTAGGAAGAGGAAGGTATAATTTTATGGGACTAATAAATTCTACAAGAGATATTTTAAGGGTAGGTTTAAGAGAAGGTGTTAGATATAGAGCTATAGTTACAGATAATAAAGACCCGAAGCAACTAGGAAGAATAAAATTTAAGATACCAAAATTCTTTGAGTTAGAATTAAAAGATTCTCCTTGGGCTATCTGTGCAAATGCTGGCATAGATGGTGGAACAAAAGAATCTGGAAGTCTTGATATTCCTAGAATAGACTCTTTTGTAGAGATAATGTTTATGCATGGTAGTCCATATCATCCAAAGTATTTCTCAACAACTTTATTTAAACCAAATCAATTAAAACAAGCACAGGTTAACTATCCTGATAGAAAAATAATAAGACTAAGTAATAAAGCCTTCCTTGTAGTTGACCTACATAATAATCTTATTCAAGTTTATAATCCTGGTGATGTATCTATTGAGATAAATGGGAGTTGTGGAATAAACGTGCAAGGAACGACTACTTTATCTTCAGTAGGTGATACGACTATCTCAGTTAGTAAAGGTAACTTAAATGCAACTGTATTAAAAGGTGATGCTAATGTAGTAACAGAGAAAGGGGATATTATAGCTTCAAGTGCAAATGATGTCTCAGTTATAGCATCACATAATATTTATTTAACTGGTGGAAGTGGTGATGGTGACTTAGCTGGAGTAGTTACCGGAGCTTGTACTTGTGCGTTTACTGGTGGACCACATCCTGACTATTCTAATAATGTATTTGCAACTACAGGAGGAAGTTAGTATGCCTTCAGACATGACAGGTCTAAATTCAGAACGCCTAACACTAGTTTTACAAGAAGCTATGCAAAAGAAAGTTATGCAGTCACAGACTATAATGTTCAGTCTTGGATTAGATGGTACTGCTGCATTATATGACTTTTGTAACATCATAGCTGAAGCTGTTTCTGAAGAAGTAATTAAAGAAATAACAATGCATAGTAAATTAGAAGCAATGTCTAGAGATGCCGGAATTGCTGGTTCTGGTATTATAACCGGTTCAGTTAGTTAGGAGTGAAGTATGCCCTGGAGATCTGCAACGTTAGCTCAAATATTAGGACCAGCAAATGCTATGGTAGCAGCAGCTTTGGCTGCTGCTGAACTAGCCTTAGCTAAAGCACAGCTAGTATTAGCTTTATTGCAAGCTGCACTTAGTGCAATTTTAGATCAAATAAATAAGATACTAAGAATAGTAGAAATACTCGAAGCAACTGGTGCTTATGTTATTGTACTTAGTGGGGCTAAAGGATCATGGAATTCTCGAATGAGATTAGCTCCTAATGCTCCTCCAGAAGGAACCGATTGGTGCACTACAGGTGTAGCTTTAGTAGCGGTAGGTCCAGATCTTGCTGGTAATATTGCAGCTTTTAAACAAGCTATGGATACGGTGAATAAAGGAATTAAAGAACTTTTTATTAAAAGAGACCAAAACCTTCCACCGCAAATTGCTCCAAAGCCACCTCAGCCACCACCTCAGTTTAATGTCTGGTATTCAATGACTTTAGGTGACATGTTTCCTGGATATTTTGCATTAGCTAAGAACGTTCTTAATACGGCTAAAGGATTTATAGGTAATTTAAAACATGATATAGCTAACGCTAGCAATGTTATAAATTCTGCAAATGGTGTATTATCTAGTATAGCTTCCTTTATGTCTGATCTAAATCAGACAGGAGCTTATGGTATAGTATTACCACCTAAAGCACTTGGTATAATGCAAAGATTAGAAACAGAAGCTAATGCTCCGCCCATGACTTCTCAATTTTACTCTATAGGTTTGTGCTTTTGTTTTTATTATCCTAATTGGAAAGCCTGTGATGATAAATATGCTTCATTGTGTCAAATTTTTGATCCTAATCCAAAAGAGATAACTATATCTAGACCTTCTGATCCTTTTAGACCGACAGATATATTTGAAATAGAAATACCAATAAAATCATGGGCTGTACCAAAAGGTGGTTATTATGATAAACAGGTAAGTGTACAGTTAAAGTGTAATGTAGCTAATGCAACTATTTTTTATACTATAAATGCAGAAAAACCTAGAACTAATCCTTTTAGACGTATTTATAGTGATCCAATTCTAGTTACTAAAAATAATACCGTAATAAGATTTTATGCAAAAACTTATTTACAAGAAGAAAAAAGAGATAGAGAAGAAGTTTATAAAATAATTGAATATGCTCCTAATGCTAATTATTACTATGACTTAAATTATGGTTTATTACCAGGATTTCCTGTTGATGAACCACCTGATTGGTGGTTAGGAAAAACTCTGAATGAGTGTATTCAAGCAAGACATCAAGATGCTACTGATTTAGTATTAGATCCAGGTAATGCTACTAGAGACATTGATACATGTCCAGAGTATTATAATCCTGTAATACCTGATGATCCTACTTTAAAGGATTTAAAGATAGTAGCAAAAGTTCAGGATTCTCAAGCTGGAACTACTACTCCAAATAATCATGCTCTAACTGCCTGTGACGCCTATGTAGATAGTGGCGGATTATCAGGATGGGCAGAGAGCAGTTTAATAGCTAGCTTTGGATTTGGTCCGTGGGGAGCTTACTCCGCTTTTCCTGATCCTACTGCTTATTGGATATGGAATGAAGCTGGTGCTTCAACAACAGCTTTAGTTAATACTTTCGTTGTATTTAAATATTGGTATAATAATACTACTGGGCAGGATTTTACTTGTAATATTTGTTTTATGTGTGATAACACTGCAATGTTATTTAGTGATAATGCATATATAGTTGGTACAAATCCACTTACAGTAGGAGAAAAAAGGTTATTAGATACTGACTCAGGATGGGATAGCATTAGCGGTACTGCAAAAGGTTCATGGGAGACTGAATACGGTTATAGAAATATAGAAATTATAATGCCTCAAGGTATTACTGAGTTTTCTTGGATAGGAACTAATTGGGGTGGTCCTGCAGGTTTAATATTTACTTGTATGGATTTATCTTCAGGTACTGTTTATTTTCATTCCGATGCTACTATAAAAACCATTGGAGCCTCGGACGATTGGTATACTAATTATATAGTAAACTATGTAGATAAAGGTTATGCTATAAATGGAAGTATCTCACAAACAGTAAGACCTGTAGTTGGAGAATACTTTTATATACCTGTTGTTTTAGGTGATTCTAAAATAACAGAAGCTTTAACTGATTTACACGGATTTGAAATACAATCTAACAAAAAAGGATTATATGGTAAAGTTGATGATCCATATCCTTTTAGCATTACGTTACTTGTAGATAACTCTGTACATTTTACTATAATTATTTCACCTAAGAATGATTTAGACACGTTAAGTTAATAATTTATATTACATGAAGAAGTTATATGAGGTTAGAAATGGCAGACTTATACGTTGATATAAATTCAAATTACACTGCAGATTATTCTTCCAATATCTTGTGTACTGGTGCACAAGCCTTATTAAACTCCCTTATAAACTTAATAAACACAATAAAAGATGAAAATGGGATAAGTGAGAGACTTTTTAAACCATATTTAGGAACAGGTCTATATAGACTTCTTTTTGAACCTATTGATTCTATAACTGCATATAAGATACGAATTTATATAGATCAATTAGTAGAACAAGAACCTAGAGTAATGCTAGTAAATAATGAGACTAGTATAATTGAAGATATTGAGAATCAGTGCTACTATATTACATTAACTATTATTGATAAAGCTACACAGGAAAAGGCATCTTCAAATTTAATTTTAAGCAAGCCTTGAGGTGAATGATGATAAGAAAACCTGTAGACTTAAGTACAGTCGTTCCAAATTTTTCAGATTTTGTTGCAGCTTTACAGCAAGATCTTAGAGCACGAGACTCTTGGAAGGACCTTGTTGATGGTAGTACCGGAGAAACCTTAATAGAACATAATGCTGCTATTGGGACATTTCTACAGCAATCTTTAGAGACTGCCTTTAAAGAGTGTTTTACAGATACAGCCTCCAGAGATAGTTCTATTTATGCAATAACTAGAATGTTGGGTATTAGAGTATCCAGAAAATTACCTGGAGTGCAAAGTTGTAACATTCAAAGATCCAATATGCTTAACTTGCCTATAAGTAATTCATTGGTTATTCCAGAATTTTCACAGTTTACTGTTGGTGATGATATTCCTTTTTATAATAGATCTACCTTGAACTTTGTAGAATCTAGTGCAACATTAAATAATGTTCTTTTATATCAAGGTAAAATTTATACTAAAAAGTATGTAAGCTCTGGAGAACCATTTCAGAGAATAATAATTCAATCATCCTCACCAATGTCTATATCAGATATAGATATAATTGTTTATGTTGGAGATGAAAAATGGACTGTCGTTTATGATGGTTTATGGAATTATGGAATAGATGATAAAGTTGTAGCAGATTCTACTTTAGGTACTGGTGACGTTATTCTTCAGTTTGGAAATGGCTATAATGGAGCATTACCTGCAACTAATCAAGATATAACCGTACAGTATGTAGAGACTTATGGTGCAAAATTAAGTATGATAGGTTCAGGTGCAAACGTTCAATTAAATAATCAACTTAATGGATACTCTATATCTGGTAATATTATACGACTACCAGATGTTACCCAAATTTTTACTACCTTAGGTGGTTTGAGTTTAACACTAAGTAGTTTAACTAATCCTACTCCAGTAGTTTATTTACCTTCTGGAAATAGTTGGGACATAACTAATGTTGGTTTTCAATTAGAAGAGAGTAATGGAGGACTTGCTTTAATAACAGGAGTAAATGGAAATGAAGCAACCTTATCTGTAGTGTCTCCTTTTACGACAAAAAATTTATCTGCTGGATCCTGGTTTATGTCAGTACCAACTACGGGTCAAGATGAAAAACCTAGTTATTATTATAAGGTTCTATCACCTAACATGAGCAAGGCAATGGGAAGAGCTGTTACTACTCAAGACCACTCTGCTGTTATAATGCAATACAGCGGAATAAGTGATGTTTTGGTAAGAACAGAAAAAGATATAATAAAAGCTTTGACGCAAAAAATACAGAAAAGTGCAGAGGTTATAGCTAGAGAACAGTCTCTCAATATTTATAACGGTGTGGATTACTATGAAATAGTTCCAGATATACATCCTGCACTTCAAAATGTGATATGGGTTTCATTTTTAACATCTAGTGGATTAAGTTTTAATTCACTTCAGAATACCGAATTTTTAAACTGGTTTAGATCTAAGCAATTTGATGGAACTACTATTAAACTTCAGGTTCCTACTAAAAACATGGTAGATTTATCAATTTCTTTATATTGCAATTCTGGAAAAGATCTTCTGGTAGCACAATCATTGGCAGAGACTGCAATAAGAAAGATGTTTGCAACAGACAAGCCTATGTTGAGCAAAAAGATTGTAATGAATGATATTTATGATACTTTAAGTAATAGCCTTGATGACTTTTTAGATTATTCTTCTATAGAGGCTAAGTTAGATGGAGTAGCAACCTTTGAGTTAGTTCCAAAGAATGCAGCTATAGATGACTTCGGTTTTCCTGTACCACCTGGATACTTATATTTGCAGAATTTATCTATAACAGCCAAAACTACAGATAGAAGAAGTAAAAGGTAGGATGTTATGATTCCGACTAAAGCTAGCAATTGGGAATATATCTATTTAGATACTAATACTAACTTGTATGTTCCACATTACTATAACATAACTGATAGAGTAATGTTTGAAGATAATGAGTACATAGCTCAAGTAAGTCATTATGCTACTAGTTCTTTCACGCAAGACTACTTAAATGGATATTGGAAACGTTGGAATCTTATAAAGACTAGAGAATGGCTTCCAGGAACAATTTATGCATCAGGAGATAAAATTAAGTATGGTCATATAACATATATATGTAAATATGGTCATTTATCTCAAGACTTATTTAGTAAAGATCTTAGTGTAAATTTAGATAACTTAAACTTCGATTTTTTATATAAGAGAAATGATTATAACAAAGTTTCAAAATCTTTTCCTTGGGCAGGCATAAAAGTATATACCAAAGATGAATTAGTAATAGATAGAGATATAACATATAAGTGTTTACAAGATCACACAGTCAACACTCTTGCTGACATATATTCAACTAGACCTTTATATGGTGTAAATTGGAAAAGCTATTGGACTTTTACTATTGAAGAACCTAAAGATTTAAACACTCGTTGGGCGCAAGGTCGTATCTTTAATATTAATGATCTGGTAGAAAATAATGGTAAGTTATATCTTTGTAAGAGCGCCTATAATGGATTATCTCCTGAGTATATAGATAATAATGAACCTGGAATGGGTTCTACTTGGAAAGATTTTTGGGATGAATTTGTACTATGGGATGTAGAACTAACCAGATGTGATTATGTCAACTGGATGAGTGATGTACCATTTCTTCGTGATTATTTAGAAGTTATTGATCTATTGCAAATAACTAATATAGATCATCCAATAGTCAAATTGACAAAATTGAGATCATTAGATACAGAAACAGAGCAGGAGATATTAAAACTAACCACTAGCTTTTTAGGTTTTTCTTTCCTAGCCGAGTCTTCTTTAATAGATCCATCCTCATATTATCAATACATAAATTATTTGTCTATGTATAAGAGTGAGTCTGGAACTGAATCTTACTTAAAATTTTTAAACTTTATAGTAAGACATGATTTAGATATACCTTCAAACGATACTCCTCTATCTCAGTATATAGATAAAACTACAAAAGTTCCACTTTGGAAAATTAAAGAACTATATACTCATAATTATAAATCTTTTTGGACTAAAGAAGAAGTTATTTGTAAGTTAGGACTGAGCAAAAAATACTTTAAAACTACTTTCTTTAGATCTAATGGACAAACAGTATATAATATGTTTGAAACAGTTGAATATATGGGTTGGGTTTGGAGTAGTCTTGTTGATAATAATGAAGACTTACCTACTTTAACTTCTCCTTATTGGACCAGAGTTTCTGCTCTACCTGAATCTGAATTTGTAGATAGTTCATTACTTTCAAATTTTGATGATAGTGAGGTTTTGTATTTAAATTTTCCTATGACATTTAGAGGAACTTGGTTCAAGCTAGAGTCTTATTATTTGAATGATACAGTAATATATAATGGTAAAATATGGAACTGTATTAAAGCTGGTGCTAAAGGATATATACCTTATGATGGAAGTTCTTACTGGAGTAAGGTTTCAGATATAAATCTTTTTGAAGTGTATAATAGTTATAAAACATACTATGTAGATGATAAAGTAATGTACAACAATGAAATTTGGCAGTGTACTAAAGCCAGAATAAAAGGTCAAGAACCATCTGACTCCAGTAGTTCTTGGAACAAGCTCTCTGACTCCAGTTCTGTAGCTAGTTCTGAATTTAAGAATTATGGTTATTATAGAACCAATAGAGTATATTTATATAGATCTGATGATATGCGTAAGATGGGTTCTGACTTAGAAAAGTATCCTGAATATGCAGGTATAACTAAAATATTTTATGAATTATCAATTGCAGCTAAAGTAATTTATATAAAGGAGATTGGATATGATTATGTATTATCTAACTTACCAAGACTTGTTCAGATAAATCCAGATAATAGTGAATTTGAAGAAGCTCACTATATACCATTTATTTGTAATAAAAAAATTACATATCCTACACCTGTAAGAGTAGGCAATTGGGTACCAGATGACCTTAGATCTTGTGTAACTTGTCCACAAAAATTATTTACACCTAATATTACCGAAAGTCAACAACTGTAAATATAATATAATATAATAGGAGGTTTTACTATGGCTACAATGCAAATAACTAAAGTCGGTTATGAGCAAATAACCGATGCACTACAAAGTGGTTATACTTTAAAGATTACTAAAGTTAAATTTGGTACTGGATCAGATTATGTTCCAACAGCAGGAGATGTTGAACTTCATGGTCATATTCTATATGAAGGCCCAATTAGTAATGTGGATGTAGTAAATGATGATATAATTGATTTTCTTTGTATTTGCCCTGAGAACTTAGGTGTAGACACAGTCACTATTGGTGAAGTTGGATTATATATAGAAAATACTGATGGAACCGATACTCTATTTGCATTAGCTTGTTATCCTTATCCTTTCAGTAAAGCACCAAATATGCGGTATAAAACACACTGCTTAGTTTTGAATCCATATATAAGCAATGCAGTAGATTTAACTTTAACTTGGACTATGAGTTTACCACGAGTTAATTATTATGGAGATTTACCTAATCCGGAAAGAACTGGAGATAATGCTTATATAGTAAACCACGGATTTACAGATAGTGGTGTTTTAAAACCTTCTTTAGTTACACGATACGCAATGTCTGATACAGGCCCACTAGCGTGGGGGCTCTTAAATGGAGATTTATATTATGATGGCTATGTTACTCCAGTTGAAGGGGATCCAGCCAGTTTTAAATTAGCTGGTTTACCATTGTCTAACTTTCCTGCCATAAATATTAAATTTGCTTTTGTTTATGTTTGTGAAGGTACAGGAAGAACTCAGTGTAGAGCATTATCTTATAATGCATCACTAGATTGCTTTACTACTTTGTATGAAGACTTTTCCTTAACTGTTAAGGGATCTGGAACTCCTTCCTATGAAGGAGCTTGTAATACAGGTAACACTGCAGGTACTGTGTTGCATATAACTAATCTAGATTCAAGCTCAAGAGTATTGATTTGGACAGCGGTAAGGATGGAAGCTACTGGTCTTGTTTTTAGAGGTCGTTGGGATGCAGCAGCAGGATATCCATCTAGTCCTATTCCAGGATCATACTGGGTAGTATCTGGTAATGGTATTATAAATGGAACCTGTTATCAAGTTGGAGACTGGATGGTATTTTCTGGTGATGAACAGTGGGATAAGATTGATAACACTGAACTACCTTACTTACTATATCGTGGTGATTGGGATGCTTCTACCGGTCAAGCTCCACCGCCACAACCAATACAATATTATTGGCAGAATATTCGTCAAGGACATTATTGGGTAATAAGTACTGCTGGAGTTATAGCAGGAGTATGGTTTGATGTTGATGATTGGATAGTATGGAATGGAACAAAGTGGCAAAAAGTAGATAATAAAGGTGGTCTAAAATTTAGAGGGTATCATGCTATAGTATCTGATAATCATGTGCCTACTGTTTTAACTGATGGTGACTATTGGATTGTGTCCCAAAAAGGAACTATTAATGGTATTCGTTATGATGTTAAAGATATCCTAGTATGGACAGGTTCAACCTTTATGCGGTTGATAAATCAAGAAGGCTTAGTTTATCAAGGTCTTTATGACCCAAGCATAACTGGTGAATATCCAGTGCCTTTCAAATCTGGTGATCTTTGGATTGTTAAAAAGAATGGTGAAGTAACTAATCAAGATGATCCTACAGTTAAAGATAACTTATATGTAGATGATTTTTTAGTAGCTATTCCAACTACTAGTACTACTTTTACCTGTGATACTAATAGTAATAGTACCATTTTAAATACTACTGGTAATATGCGTTGGAAAGTAATTTCAGCAGGAGGATTAACCTATCGTGGTACTCATGATGCATCTACTGGTATTATGCCAATTCCCCTGCATAAAGGAGACTATTGGGTTATTACTAATCCAGGTTATTTAAATGGTGTATATTATGAAACAAATGATTGGATTACATTTAATGGATCTTCTTTTAATAAAGTTAGTAATAGAGAAGGTCTTAAATATCAAGGACTGTGGGAAATTGGTACCAACGGATCTGTACCTCCAACTCATCCAGTAGAAGGTGACTTTTGGATTGTTAGCTCTCCTGGATCTGTACAAGGCACTGGATATAGTATAGGTGATTGGTTAGTTTGGACAAATTCTGGATGGACTAACGTTGATAATAGACCTGGATTCTATTATAGAGGAGACTGGAATCCAACTTCAGGAACAAATCCAGTTGCATTAAAAGAAGGCGATTTGTATCGTATTAACGCTGCTGGTACATTCAATGGCGAGCATGTAGCTCCTGGAGACTTCATTGTTTGGACAACAGCAGGATGGCTCCTGATCTTAGGAACTCTTGACCGTATAGATATTCCTAGATATAACATAACCACTAATGATTACATGCTCCGTGAGTATGAATATGCAGATGCTTCTACTGGTAAAGTATATAACTCAGCTAAAAACCTTAAGATAGGATTTGCATTAGAGATTTTATTTAAAGATAGAACTAATCCAGTGTATGTACCATATCTTGAACAATTGAACGAATTAGAGTTTTGTGGTTGTACTTGTACTTGTACTTGCCAATGTACGGCACCTTGTAACTGTTGTAAAGGCGCAGGTCCAGTTTAAATTAAAGTGAGGATAATATGTCAAGAGTATATTTTTGTGTTAAAAACAGTTATTCTTCTACCACTCCTAAACCTGCGAATATTACGTCTGTAGGAGATGTAACTATAACAGTATCTAATTCAAACATAATAATAAATCAACCCGATGTTCTTATAGACTCAGATAGAGATATACATTTAATAGTTGCTTCAGATTTTACATTTAATACTCCTGGTCTAGTTCAGACTTCGCATGTTTTTGGTTCAAAGGATTATTTTGATAAAGTACAGGTTTATTATTATAATAATACCTATTTCTATTATTTTGAAAGTGTAGAACATTACTGTGCCGTATATGAGCGTCACTTTTCTACAGTTTATTTTAGACATGATCCTACTAAAATATTCTGTGAAGTAACATCTAATGCGATAGCTATTCAAGGAGCAGGTAAATTTGTTTTTCTAATCAGAGGTCTTTTTGTTTCAGAAAATGTAGTTACCTTGAAAATGCAAGATGAAGAAAAAACTGAAATACCAATATCTTTAATATCAGATAGTAATACACAAACTACGTTAAACTCTATAAATACTTCTTTCAATACGTTAGAAAATGGTACTATAGTAGATTCCTTTATTCAAAGTCGTGGATTCTTTTTAGAGCTAGACCCCGATGTTTTAAAAGGTGAAGGTTATCTAATAATAGAGAATGAATTACCTACAAGTTTTGCAATAACCGGTGTATCTAAGACTAGAAGTAAAATGATGTTCTTTATTTAAAATAATAACTGATTACTGGTAAAGGAAAAATAAAATGATAACTAAACATGATTTAGAAGATGATATTTTAACCTTTTCTAAAGATAGGTCTTTTAGGTATTTTAAAACAAAAGGCGGATTATTAGTAAAGAGCTTTCTTAATACAAATAGATACTATATAGAAAGTGCTGATGATGATTTACCTATTGCCTCTGTTTGTTTTGGAGAAGAAATATTTACTAATGATGAATTAGATCAACTATATGATATTATAAATCAAGATAAAAAACAGTTACGCCAAGATATATTTAGTTTAGGAATATTCAATTCTACCTGTAATGTTAGTTGTGAATATTGTACTAATGGCGATAGAACTAAAATGCTCCAGAAGCTACCAAGTATAGAACAACTACAAGAGGTCTTTAATACTTATAACATCAAATATGTAAGTGTAGCTGGAGGAGAACCATTAGTAGAATGGCCCCAACTAAAAAATATTCTGACATTTTTAGATGAACAACCTGGTATAAAAACAATGGAAATCTTATCAAATGGAAGATTACTTAAGCCTGAGATACTTGAGTTTATATCTAGTTTAACACGAGACGTTAAGTTATTTTTAACTGTTACTACAAAAGAAGACTCAAAAGATCACATGAATATACAAGAGCTTTATGAGTTATATCCGAAGTTGGTAGGACACCCTGTTGAAATAAATATTGTTATAGACCACTATAAATTTGATGTAGATAGATTTTTATCTTTAATTGTAGAAATGGTTAAAAAAGGAAATTTTGGAGTAACCTTAAATGCAATACGCAGAGAAGACGCAACAGAAGAAGGACTATTGCAATTAATAAATAATGTAAAAGCAATGATCCGAAGTCCTCATATTCGTGATTTGTCTTGTCCAGAAGACGATAATCCAACAACACCTTTTTATTATGCAACCGGAAGTTGTAGTAGTGGGATGATTTGTGCTTCATCTAAAGGTTATTCCTTTTGTTTGGCCTCTATGCCACAATATATAGAACAAACTG